CTTAGCACCAAGCTTGCCAGAGAAATTAGACTCTGAATCAACGCCATCAGCAGCATTAATTGTCTTACCGCCTTGGATATAGTATGCAAGATCGTTAAGTTTGTTTTCATAACCTACGTGTAGGTCGGTAGCTCTAGACTTATAATCTGAACCTGTGTACTTAGCTTTGGTTTCTACGTTGACATAAGGACCAGCCATTGCTGGAGTCGAAGCGAGAGTTGCCGCTAGGGCTAGAGCAATTTTTTTCATGTAATTAATTGTTTAAAGTTTTAGTGTAAGAAACACCACGATACTTAAGCTTTACAGTCATTGTAATACCTTAGTACCTAAGCCCCGTTCCATGCTTAGGTTTCATGCGTCCATGAAATTGGATGAACGGACGTGATGTTAAGCGATAGCAGGTGCTATCAGTGCTACCTCGGTAGACTCAGCAGATGCTAAGTCAAGAGGGAAGTTGTGTGCGTTACGCTCATGCATAACTTCCATGCCTAAGTCGGCACGGTTAAGAATGTCAGCCCAAGTTGGGACGACTCTTCCGTTGGAATCAACGACTGACTGATTGAAGTTAAAGCCGTTGAGATTAAAAGCCATAGTGGAGACTCCCATAGCGGTAAGCCATATGCAAGTGACGGGCCAAGCAGCCAGGAAGAAATGTAAACTGCGGCTATTATTAAAGCTAGCATACTGGAAGATGAGTCTCCCAAAGTAGCCATGAGCCGCAACAATGTTATACGTCTCTTCTTCTTGGCCGAATTTATATCCATAGTTCTGAGATTCAAGCCCAGTTGTTTCACGAATAAGTGAGGAAGTAACAAGACTTCCGTGCATAGCAGCGAATAAAGCTCCACCGAATACCCCTGCAACACCGAGCATATGGAACGGATGCATAAGGATATTGTGTTCTGCCTGAAAGACAAACATAAAATTGAAAGTCCCTGAAATACCAAGAGGCATACCATCAGAGAAACTCCCTTGTCCAAAAGGGTAGACTAAGAATACAGCAAATGCTGCTGCAACAGGGGCTGAATAAGCTACACATATCCACGGCCTCATACCTAGTCTATAACTAAGTTCCCATTGTCGTCCCAAGTAAGCTGAGATACCAATGAGAAAGTGGAACACAATGAGTTGATATGGTCCTCCGTTATACAACCACTCGTCGAGGGTTGCAGCTTCCCAGATTGGGTAGAAGTGAAGACCGATTGCGTTCGATGACGGGACGATTGCCCCAGAGATGATGTTGTTTCCATAGAGTAATGCTCCTGAGACAGGCTCACGAATACCATCTATATCCACGGGAGGCGCAGCAACAAATGCAATTAAAAATGCTGTCACTGCTGTTAAAAGTGCAGGGATCATTAGTACCCCAAACCACCCCACATAGAGGCGGTTGTTTGTACTTGTAACCCAGTCACATAAACTTTCCCAGTTGTTATTTGGTTTTGTTAGTGTGGCTGTTGTCATTAAAAAAGATAAGGTTTAAAAGATTCCAGGAATGATTTGTCCTGTGGTGGCATAAGCACCGATGGCCGCCCAGAATCCTACCATAGCCCAACGGCCATTTTGGATTTCTGCGTTTTCGTTGTCCATAGTTAATACTTGTACTTGTGGTTCTGTAGCGAAAATGTTTTGTTTACCGTATTCGGTAGTGACCATTTGAAAAAATGATAAGTTAGCATGGCGGTGACGATGAACTGTTCGGGCCGCCAGTCTACTTACTTCTTCTTAGGTGGTCTTCCTTTCTTTGTACCATAGGTACCTTTACCTTTTGGCATTATACTTTAAGGTTAGAAATTTCTAATTTGCGACGCACATCATCACGATATGCTTCGTCTGTATCATACAATGGATTACCCATATCCCTTACAACTTCAGCCATACTTCTGTATGTTTCAGTTGGCTTAGATGGTTTACCTTGTATCAAGTTGGAATCACGTCCAACGCTGTCTTCATACTGTCCCATTAGTGCTTTCACTGCAAAGATTACGGCTGCTTTATTACCTAACTCGACAATCTCATCATAGTCTTTACAATCTTTCTCAGATAAATTCTGTCCAGCCCATTCCATAAGTTTTTCATAGCCTTCTTTACCACCAGCTAAGGAGTGTACTTCAGCTACTTCTTGATCATTAAGGTAAGGCTCAGACTCAGCTTCAGAAGTTTCAATACCAACACTATTACGTACACCTTCAAGATAATTATCAACCATGCTTCTATTTAAACCAGCCTTGCTAAGAGTATCGTACATATCATCACTGAGTGTACCATTATTCTCAACAAAATACTCATTCATTTTGAATGGATCAATCTCATTATTTTTAAAGATATTACTAATCTGCTCACCATAAACTTGGTTAGCAGTTTCATAATTTACTGCACCATCTTCTTGATAGAAAGATGTTGGGTCTAACTGTTCAGGTGCTGAGTCTTCAGAAACTTCTTCTTCATTAGTTTGTGGCTGACCTTGTTTCTTTTGTAATTCAAGGTAAGCTTTTTCTAAATCATCTGTGGTTTTATATTTACCAGCAAGTAATCCTTCTTGCTCTTCTACCATCTTCTCACCAACAGCAAGATTCTCTGCATCACGAGCTTCATTAGCTTCATCAATTAAAGAATCCTGTGTAGGATCGTAGGTAAATGTTTGTGTTTCTGTTGCCATAGTGCTTTATACAGGTTGTGCGGGTTGTGCGGGTTGTACTTGTCCACCTGCTCCTCCCATCATAGCCGCAGCTGCATCAGCAGCATTTGGATTTTTAGATGGGTCCATCATAGGTGTACCTGCAAGTTGACCAGCTTGATCAGTTAGTGACTGCATCTGCTGTGCTTGCATTGCTTGCTGTTGTTCTTGGTTTCGTTCATCAACAGTCTTAACTAGATTGAGAACATCAATACCTTGTGCAGCCGCAAGACGTTTAATAGCTTCATCAGGATTCATGTACTGACCTAAAGCTTCTGGTCCCATTGTTTGAGCAATGGTTGTAATAAATTGTACAAGAGCATCACGATCTTGTCCACGTCCTAGTGCATTTATACCAGCTACTATAGTAGGCTTGACTAAATTCTTAGGTAGTGTTGGGATCTGCTTACTCTGAGTAAGTGTGTGCATCTTGCGGTGTAGATATGGTAGAAGGAACTCAGTAGTTAGCAATGAGAATAAACCTCCAAGCTGTTGCTCTAGTTCCATCTGTGTCATACGAACTTCCTCAGCTGTTGTACGTTCGGAGTCTCTGACATTCATAATTAAGAAGGCTTCTGCAAGTCTCTTCTCTAATGTATTAACAAGCTGGTATGCAGTCTGGAAGTCAGCTGTTTTACCTACTTGTACTACACCTATATCATCTGGCCTACCTTGAATGATAGCACCGTTACCTGCGTTAGCAAGTGTCTGTGGTTTAGTGACTGAACTAGGTGAGACTGTAAAGACAACTTTAGCTGCAGCTGCACTACCCTCAACAAGAGCTTGCATCAATGCTTCTAAAGATTTTAAATCACCAAGAAACTCTTCTACTCTACCACGTCCATAGTCCTCACCATCTACCGTTACAAAACGTAGAGGTAAGAAAGGGCATTTCTTTGTAGGAGCTTTACCTTCACTACCAGGAATCATAATATCATGCACTTCCTGATGCCACTTCCATCCTTTTGGAGTTAGCTTTATGCAAGTATAGATATCAACATCTTTACCTTGCTGTTCGTCATCAACTACACCGTCACCTTTTAAAGGTACAGGTAGTTGTGGTAATAACTCCTTATTAATTTTTTCTTTAGTAACTATCTCAACTGGATCACCGTTACCGTCTCTTTCTACCACGTATCTGTTAAGAGGGTACATCTTCATACCATCTTTACCCATATATAATAGGGCATTACCAGTTACTACGAGGTGTTTTAATGCTGTAAAGATTTGAACTCTATCAGTAGATGCTGCAATAGCTTCCATGATCATACGTTCTATCTTAGCAAAGCTTAAATCTAATTCACTCTTACTTTCGGGAGGGATCTCCACTCCTAACTTAGAGTCATCTAGTTGGAGTTTAAAGAAACTTGTAGAAGGAGGTAGCAACCCTAACATCAATTTACTTGATAGGGTTACTACACCTTTAGCCCCGATTGATTGCCACGGTGTTTGAAACTGTGCATAATTCGGGGGTGTTTCATTCCTCATTATAAGAGTAGGAATTGTTAGCTCTGCACATTCATAAGCAACATTAAGAAACTGTTCACGGTCAGTTGATAATTTGTTATATCTCTGACGTGCGTATTCCATTATGTTTTAGGAGTTGTGCCTCCTCCACCTGTACCTGTATTTACACCTTGAGGTGTGCCTGTACCTTGTACACCACCTGTTGCTGGTTTCTTAGTTTGTAACTGAGTAGTACCTGCTGCTCTAGTTTTTTTCTGCACCTTCTTAGCAGTTACTTTAGCTTTACGCTTAGTCTCATCCTCAGTCATAGGAGCTGGGGTTGGTGTAGCTGGTGCTTCTACTGGCGCACGTTGTGTCTGTTGTGGAGCAGGTGGTGGTGTGGGTGCTGCTGGTACTGGGGGTGGGGCTGGTTGCCTACCACCGCCAAATATGTTACTGATTAAATCTCCGCACATAATCTTATTCTGATAAGTTTTGTTTAAGTAATCTTATAATAGATATTTGTCCTGCCCTATAAGCTATCTCCTTATCGGAAAGATTATGGTCAGGGAATTTGTCTGGAAACTGCGAGTCAAGATCATCCAGTAAACGCTCTAGGCTACCCCAGTTAAGCGTACTTTGGGAGGTTTGTATTTGCATGTTCAAAAAATGCTGGCATACGAGCGTTCTTAGTCTGAGAAAGCTCTGGTGCTTTGCCTTCGTACATTAACCGATCACTAGAATCGGTCCAAAATTTTCTGTCTAAATATTTGTCCTCAGTATTTCTACCTAGTGGTTCCATGATCCATTGTATTGTAGCCTTCCTAAGTTTATCTAAGGATGGACTCCAAGTAAGCCCAAGCTCACTACATACTAATGAATTACATGCCACGTGAATCTGTTCGTCCCTTGAGATATCTGCTGAGACGGTCCTTAAACCAGCATCACCATTGAATCTATTGAATGGAAGTAGAACAAAAAATATAGCACGTTCGGCTACCAAGGCTTTGACAACCGTGTGGTCAGGATGGGATACCCATGCGTCCCGTAGTCTAAGTGCTTCTTTCTCAGCTTTTTCGTCAACACCAAGAGCGTTGGCAATGTAACCGAGAGCAAGGTCATGGTTATCTTCATCTTTGACATTAGAGATTAGTAGTTTTCTAGCTGATTCGGGAACAGCTTTTTCAAGCCCCTCCGTAATGAAGGAACCAACAGGTAACTCCAGACAACGTACTGCGAGAGCACGGTAGATGGCCTCTTCAGAACCTTCACGGAGTTT